ACACTTGCCACCCCTGCAACGATGTCGGTCTTGTCATCGTAAAAAGGTGTTGCGCTGTCCTCTAACTTCCAAATTCCTGCGCTGTCATTGCGATAAATGTACCTTAAAGTTGAATAAATGTCCAACAGAACTTGGTGCATATCGCTTATGCGTTCAACTGCATCGCTGAAATCTTCGCGGTGACGATCCATTACGGCAATCGCAAACCTGAAAACAACCCTATCCATGTCGATTTGTGAGCCGTCAGGGAATATCCGCATTAACGGATAAAGGGTGTCGCCAGTTGTGGCAACATTGTAGTCTAAATTAGTGACTACTGCCTTTATCTGTTTGTGATTTTCCCCTGCTGTTGTAAGGGCGTTTAATAGTTGGTTGATTGTCACCATATTTTTCGAAGTATATCAGGGCTTTTTTCTCGTTCTTTTCTCTTACTTTACTCATTTTGGAAAATCGTAATTAAGGAAGCAATCCTCTGCGCCACTACCCAGAAAAAACCCGCCTAACATATCTTGCTGATGTGGGCTAATTATATCTATGCCGTCGCCCGGATTAAGGTATAGCGGAAACAACTGATCATTTTCCATAAGGTAATCCCGTAATCTTTGGGCGTAATACTCGGCTTTGTGCTGATATTCGCGTTCAATCCTTGTCAGTTGGTCAATGTCCACCGGGTTTGAATTGTCGCTGCCCCGTGTCATCACCGACTTGTTCATCATTTTGAAGGTCATCGGCAACATACTTTCGGTCACGATGTAGTGATAAAGGCAAGGCGCAATGTATTTGTTTACAAGTGTCAGGTAATTACCTGCCAGCCCTGCCCCGTTTATATCGTCGCAAATCTTATCATAAAGCCCACTACCGATAATATCCCGAATGTAAATGTCTTGCGCTGTACGCATGGCAGTTTGAAGAATTTTGCTATCGACATTTTCATCAATAGGGGTATTCTTCTTGACATCCTGCTCACTTACAAAAAAAGCGAAATTAGCCATTGTTTTGTCTCCTTACATATACTTGTTTCCAAAGATGACGGCACGAAGGTATGTGAATGGGTGGGGTGCTATCCGGTACCGTATACCAACCGCCCCGCCTTTTCCAAACATCATATCCCAAAATCCCGGTCAGTTGGTCAATTTCTGCACGGGTGTAAAGCCTATTCATTTTCATCATTTCCTTACAAAACTCACGGCTTTCGCCACCCGGCTGCAAAGGTGGTGCGGTTGGATCTAAATCGTATTTGTACCTCAATTCTATTTTAGGCACTCCCCCGCTGTCGCCAATATCACCGCGCCCGATGTCTGTGATTTTTATTGCCCGGTTAGTCCATTCAATTTTGCCGGCATCTTGCAGAACGCGAAGGATTTTAACCACTTCTTTTTCGCTTATTTCTGTGCCTTTGCTCAATTCCTGAATATTTGCTTTCGGGTTATCTTCAATGATTGCCAGCACTTTAAGTTCGTTATCTGTTAATTCTTCGAATGTCATCTCTGCAAATCTTTCAGCACTTTCGCCAAACTTTGCAAAAACTTCCAAGTCGGTAAGTAACCACTTGGTTACCTCGTTAAATTGTGCGGCAACGGGGGCAGGGGTTACCTCTGTTAAAGGCTCAAACCCCAACGCTTCACGGGCTTCGTTTTTAGTGACAATCCCTGCCTGATACAACCCGATATAATCAATGCCTATAAATTCGCTGTCCTGCGTACTTAATTTAACGCCCGGATAAACGAAATCTGCCACATATTCAAGGCACTTGTCAAGTTGTGCCTGCCTTTGGTTCACATAGGATTTATGAAACACCTCGTAGGCTTCAATTAACTCGTTCCTTGCGCCAAGTTGCCCGTCGGCTTTCTGCCCCATAAGGATAGGGGGGAAGTTGTGAGCCGTGAAAATTTCATCATTAACCGCTTCATTCAGTTGCAGGAATTGTTTGTCTAAATCCGAGGGCTGAATTTGGCTGATTTCAGCAGGCTTTTCGTTATTGTCATTGAACTGAATTATCAAACCCCCGGCATTGTCTGTGCCTGTGGTTCTATCCTTAAATTTCCGTTCAAATTTCCGGGCTTGTTCTGGGGTTGGTTCGCCCTTAAACAACTGCACCAATGTTCCATTGCTGAACCCGTTGCGAATGTTGTTGTTGTGAAAGTTGGCAATCTCAACATCAATCTCAATATACTGCAACCCATGAATGTAGGGCGGTAATGGGTAAACGCCAAGCCCTGCATCGTATTGTCTATGGTAGTAAAGCTGAACAGAAAAGGGTTGCGCCTTTTCAGGATTAAAAGTCGGGTATGTTTTTATCTCATCAGTCTTCGCTTTCTGCCAATCAAGGGCGTAAAAATACTCCGTGTGGTCATTTGTACGGACACGGCTAAAATCAAGGTGATACAGCTTGGAAATTTCGCCTAATTTATTGTAATGCACCTCAAAACAAAAGCCATTAAACAATTCATAATCAAGTGCGAGTTTGCCTTTTAAATCATGCAGCCCCTCGTATGGGTTCACAAAGTCCAGCATCTTCAATGCGGCTTCGTTGCCCTCAATTACGCATTCGCTGCCAGCAACAAATCGGGCTTTCTGTTTCAGGATAGCCCCGTGTTTTGGCGAACGCTTGTAAAATTCCAGCAGGGTTTCGGGAAAATCGTTCTTTTCACCATAGGTGATAAAGCCCTTTTGCTTCTGCTCTTTGAATTTTGGCAGCTTACTTTCCGCAAAATTTATTTTTAATATCTCAAAACTCATCCGATGTGGTGCTGTTTAATAGTTGTGTTGACTTCGTTATCGTTAAATACCCCGTGTGAGGTTTGGCAGTATGCCACGCCCCGGTCGATTTCTTCGTTGGCAAGGTCAGGGTTGGTATTTGTTGGGCTGGTTTGTGCGAATAAACGCCAATAATGTGTACCGATTGCTAGTGTCTTTTGTGCGGTGCTGCCCTCTGTAAAGGTGAACTGCTGATACCTTGCCGGGTGTGTGCTGCTGTCGGCAACGATAAACGCCTTTTGCTCTTGCGTGGTTTGGCTGTCAAACACCAAAAGGTAAACGGGCGAAGTGATTGTCACCTTTTCGCGCCCGGTAATTATCAGGGTGTTGGATGCCGCCTTTGTGATGTATAGCACACTTATAAATGTACCAAAAATAAAGCGGAACAAATTACCCCAACTCTGTTACAAATTTCCGGTAAAACTACCCCTGCTATGTAACAAAAAAGGCCACCCGTAGGTGACCTCTTTTGCTGAAAGATTGGAGGATTTTAAGAAATGCCCAGCGAAGTTACAACTGCGCTTTGAACTTTCAAAGGCAAATCGGTTTCTTTGTGCAAAAAGTTCAGGACATGACCTTTGAAGTCGCCAAACGCCTGACCGAAATTTGTTTCGGACTGGTTCAGCTGAACTCCGTAGTCACCGCCCAATAACCAGTAATTGTCTTCTGCATCTTTTACAATAAGCAGCATACGGTTTTGTGCCAGCAACTTAATTTCGTTGCGCTGTGCGGTGGTTACTTTGTGCAAACGGGCGTTTACTTCCGCTTCGTAGAAGACAGTTCCATTTTCAGTCGAAGGGATAGTGCGCCAAGTCATTGCAGTTGTTTCCTTTTCCAATTCGTATTTGAAATAGGTTTTAGGGCTGTTCAGCGTGTGGGCTGAAACTTCACCTGAACTTTTAGTCAGGGTACTTTTAGCGTCAAATTCAACAAGGTAAATTGACTTTATACCCGCTGATTGCGTTTTGCAATCAAGGGTAAATCCGGTGGTTAATACGCAAGGCATCTTTTTTTTAAATTAAAAGGGGGATGGGTGACCCCACCCCCCGGGTTTGACTTTTTTACTTAACGATTATGGGAGTTTAAACAGCACAATTTCTGACGGAAAAGACAGCTGGCAGCCGTAGGCGAAATTTGCCCTGAACCGCACCTCTGCGTTATCAACGGAAAACCACATCTGGAAATTTTCTTGTTCATCCATCATGTCAGTACCCAAGAAGAAGTTAGACCAGCGACCGGCAACGATTTTGTTTGTTCCGTTCATTCCGTTCAATCCGTAGATTTTAATTCCGGTAAGAGGGTCAACGATTTCCAAAGGTGCAGTTTCAGTAGCGGCATAGTGGAAAAGGTTTGCAGTCAACAACCATGACTTGTAAGTGCGGAAGGTGTCAGTACCCATTGCGATAAACAAGTCAGACTTGTCAAGGATAGCAGCAGGAAGTAAGCTGTAAATCTTTGCAATCGCGTCATCAATGTTTGAAGAAGTCAAAGAAGTCAATTGTGTGTAACCACCGCCAGTTGAAGGGTTGCCTTCGATAGGGTCGCCAGCACCACCAAATCCGAGGTCGCCGAGGATAGTCAGGAAGCCGTCGAAGAAAGCGTTGTTGCCTGAACCGCCTGTTGTATCACCCTGCCAAATTGCAGTTTCCAACGCTTCGGCAATAACGCTGGCTTTTTCGTTTCCGATTTGCTCCTGAAATACGCCCATATCAACGGGTGCGCCAGCAGCCAAACCGATTTGAGTGTATTTAGTTTCCAAAGTTTTAGGACACAAAGTTTCTTCAACTTTTACTTTACCAACGGTGATAGTACGCTTGGTGATTGTGGTTGTTCCGCTTGGTGAATATCCGCAGGCATCGGCCTGAAAATAAACATCACTTGACAGAATAGGAAGGATTTCAGCCGACTTAATGCCGGGGATAACTTGTCCAGCACCCTGCAACAAAGATGCAGTTTTACCGCTGAACATTGATTTTACGAGTAGGTCGGTTTTTACCTCTTTGGTGTAATCTGCCAACCCTGATACTACGAATGCCATTTTATTTTATTTTTTAAGGTTTTTGAATGCGGATGCGAAGCCAGCCAACGCTTCATTCTTTTCAACTTTGGTGTGACCAAAGGGCTTTTCTGTGGGTGCAGGAGTTTGGTTGCTGAATTTCTCGAATACGGCAAAGGTTTCCTCAACTTTACCCAGCATTGAAATCAGGGTTTTTTCAAGGTTTGCCATTCTTTCTTCTACGCTTGCGCGGTAGGTTTCGAAGTTTTCAAGAGTTGCAAATTCAGCAGGCTTTTCTTCTTCTTTCTTTCCTGCTTCAACTTGCATTTCCTTTTCTTCGATTTCGGTAATTACACCGCCCTCGGTTTGGATTAAAAGTCCGCTGTCAGTTTCATGCACTCCATCGGGAGCAGGAACTTCGCCCTCGGCTGTAACAACCACAAGAGCCGAACCGATTGCAGGGGCATCGCCCTCATACTTGATAATTGTGCCGTCAACAAGAGTAAGTTCGCCAAACTTGGCAGGCTCACTACTGAAACGCATTTTGATTTCTTCGCCCAAAGCGGCAAACGCCCCTTTTAGATCAGCGATTTCTTTCTGAATGTTCATTTGATTTAAATATTATTTTTTGAAATTTGGTGCAAAATATGTCTGATGCCGTCGGTCATTGCGCGGAGTTCTTGGGCGATTGTTCCCTCATACTCAATGTCAAACATTCCCTCAACGCTAAACCCTTTCCATTCGCCTGCCTTTACTTTTTCCCATATAGCGTCATTGTCAACTAAATAGGACACGAACATTGAGCCGTCTTCGGCATCTTCAAAACCGATAGGTGGGTTGATGCCGCGTTCCCGGTTCACGAAATACATTTCAATCATGTGAACGCCCTCGTTTACGGGTGTGGCGTGGTCGGTGTTTACTGCTGAATAACTGCCTTTACGCGCAATCTTTTTGGCAATAGTCCAAATGGTGTCAGCGTCAAAGGTTACATAATACTCGCCCCGGGTGTCATCGTGTCTGTAAATCGGTTTGTTTGCCAACATAGCAGCCCCGGTGATAATGCGCTTTTCTTCGGATTGAACAGCATAGGTCATGCGCTGCTCGTTGAACATTAAAAAGTCCTTTTTGATTGCAGGCTTCTCAACAAGGCTCACAAATTCAACGCCCGTTTCATCGTCTTCATTGACGACTATCCGGTAAATTGGTAACTCATTCATCACTTGTAAATGTACTTGTTTAAACTACGGATACATTTCGCACCCTACGGACACGGGTTTGCGTTTTGGTGATGTCGCCTTCAAGCACATAAACCTTACCCATGCCTGCGAACTGCCCTGCTTCGGTATCGGGCAGAGTGCCACCCGTGAGTGGGGTTGTTTGTGGGGCGTTTG